ATTCCGCCACAGTATATACAGGTTGGGACAAATTGTGAGGCAGTTCTTCCGGATTACACCACGCCTGAATTCATAAAGGTGGAGGATAATTGCCAAATAAAATCGGTTACGCAGGACCCGGTGGCAGGTACACTTCTAAATGCCAATAATCCGCAGATTACCGTAACAATTACAGCAACTGACGCATTTGACAACTTTTCTCAGGTGTCTTTCGTGGTTAAGGCGGTTGATACTGTTCCACCGACTATCATTCCACAGGGCAGTCTTATTGCTGATAATTGGGAAGTGATTAACAATATGTACGATGTAGCTGATAAACTATTGGCCGAACAGGAAGAGTTCTTTGATGCTAATTTCGATTGGGAAGCAGCAGGGATTCCAGAAGACATGCGTCCGATAGATCAGTATAATCAGAAGGTGCTCAGTATGCTTACATCTCCCGCTCATGCAACAACAGGATATGGTGGAAGGATATTTACATTCTTAAGTAATAATGATTCATTCATAGCAAAGTGAAACGTTTCTGGTTTTTATTTTTCCTGCCACTGTCACTTGCAGCTCAGGACACCCTGTTGATTGAGGGGCAAAAGCTCATTGATACAACCTTCATTGATTATCCCTGTGGAGGATCATACGGCATAACAGTCAATCGTTCAAAACCAGTAAAATTCATATTCAAAAATAATTATGTTGAGACTTGCAACATACGAGGTTATATGCTCGAAGCCGGACAAGAAGGGATAGGAAGTTATACGAACAATTTTCAAGGTGCTGAAATCACGGGCAATAAATTTAATTGGATCGGCAACCAAGATTCGGCTACGATCACGCACGGCATCTTCACTGGTTATCATACGGACGTTAGGGTCATGTATAATTACCTTGACCATGTTCCGATGGGTGTTATTCGCAAGTCAAACGGCTTGACCGATACTGCCGGAGTGATTGCTTATAACATCATTGTCAGTCCTCCGGCAGTAGGTGTTGTTGTCAAGGGCATGAACGGGGTCAGGATTTATAACAATACATTCTTCAGTGAAGATTCAATGTACGTTTCCGGAGGCACTGGCACGTGGCGGGGGCTAATTGATATTTATATGAATGATGGTACTGATCCGATAGGGACTGCAACTGGAGTAAAGATTAAAAATAACATCTTTTATACACGTCACCGGATACGCAACATAAATGTCATGGATGAAGAGTGTTTGGAAGGATTTGAGTGTGATTATAACATTTACTGGTGTGAGGACGGTAATCCTATCTTTGCATTAGAGGGCAGGCATTATACGTTTGCCGAGTGGCAGTCGATGGGATACGATCTGCACTCGCAAGTAATAAATCCACATTTTAAGGACTTTGTGAATTTTGTGCCAGAGATGCGTTTACAATGGGGAACTCCAACCGAATTTGACATGGGTATCGCCGCTTCAGATTACTGGGTTACTGGATTTGATCCTGTTCTGGTTCGTCAGGGCGAATACTGGCAACAGGGAGCGAGAGTATATGAGGGGGATATGGTACTGTTCTTCCGAAGTGGTCATTTGTTCTATGGAGATTCTACTCATGTTGAACTCAGTACAGGAAAGATAGTTATTAGTCAAGGAGAATTAATAATTGAGCAATGACTTGTTTTGGAAAAATGTTTAGTAGTGTAGATGATCGTCCGTACGAACGAGTACCATTCCGTATTATATCCAGTGGTAGGAATGTGTATGGTGGTGGGAATAATTTACAAGGCTGTGTGAATGATACAAATATGTTTCCACAACCACTGATTTCTGCCTTTCCGGATATTGATATTCGCCGCTTTACGGATTATCAGGCTACGGTGAAGAATTACAAACTATCGGCATCTCAGGCAATATCAACTTTAAGTCCTGGATCGGTAGTATGTGTGATTTCTGATAGTTGTTTTTCACAAGGTATTACCAAGGGGAATCCACATGACACATTCAATGGGAAGCGAGTGAGGAACCGTTTTCTGCCGAATCCATCAGTTCCAATAGGAATGCCTGTGAAACATCAAATATTCCGTTCTGGTCATCTCAGATGGTTGGTTATAAGTGCCTGTCAGGAAAATCAGACTGCTGCGGATGCTTACTTCTCTGATATCAAAAAGTACATGGGGGCTTTGTCCTATGGGTTGCGTCGTGGATATGAAAGAGAGATGACATGGCAGGAGTGGTTTAGCATGGCAGCGGCAATACTTTACCAACTTGAGTTTGATCAGATTCCAACACTTGAAGGTCCGGATTCTCTGAAAAATGAAATTATCGGAGCAAATGAAACATTAATCATTCATAATTCTTCTCATGGTACCCAAGTTGTAGATACATCCGGAGATGAAGTAGATGGAGTGGATGAAGCACTTTATTTTGATAAAACTTTGCTCGATGACGAAATTCACGTAATTTTGCAAAATATTCCTTTATTGTCTAATTAAAACAAATTGGCATGACAACACAACAGTTTTTCAAAGGTCTGTTATGGCATTGATGGCAGTGATTGTAGCGGCGTTTTCACAAACCCCTATTGATTATCTGCTTCTTGCTGTAACAGCAGTGAGCACAATCTTGACGTACACAGGAAAGAATCTTGTGGCAGTTCTCCATTCTGATTCTCCTGCTGGGGCACTCAGTTGGGTGAACCTTGCGTCAGGGCTTCTTATTGCTCTTGGTACTGCGGCATTGCAGTCATTCGGGCAGTTCGTTATTGAAGGAGTAGTAATTTGGTCTATCGTATGGAAAGTGGCTCTTGCTGCCGCATTCACATATCTTGGTGGCACCTTCCTTGCTCCTCCGTACAACACAACAAAAGTACGAGTGTTTGGCTCGGTAAAGAAAGCTGCTTAAGAAAAGTCCCCCGGTTGAGATATACCGGGGGGTACTTAAAAATTTGTAGGATATGAAAAGGATAGGTAAATCGGCCACACTTCAAGCAAATCAGATTAGTTTGGAGGGTTCTCTTTTAAATAGAGGGGTGCTCAACTCTTTATTAGGATTTCAATATGGTGGAGAGCGGGATTTATATCAAGCTTTGGGATATCCTCCAGGAGAAATAAAGTTTAAAGATTTTTATTCTAGATATACTCGACAGGATATGGCGAAGGCGATTGTAGACCGTCCTGTTAGAGCAACGTGGCAAGGTCCTTTAGAATTGGTAGAAACAGATGAGCAGAATGATACCGAATTTGAAAAGGCGTGGTTTGAGCTAGATCGTAAAATGAAATTTAAAACAAAATTAGCTCGTGTAGATCGTTTGACCGGTTTAGGAAGATACGGGGTATTATTGCTTGGGCTGGATGACGTAGGAAGTAGGGAAGGATTTGCTAAGCCTGTTAAAGAGGGGCCTCGTAAGCTTCATTATGTTAAACCTTTTGGAGAAAATAGTGCGGGCATTTCGGAATTAGTGAATTCTCCTACCGATCCAAGATATGGTCTTCCGTTGTATTATACTATAACAGTTAAAGAAGCCAACGGGGGTACGGCAGATGTAAAAGTACATTACACTAGAGTTGTTCATGTTACAGATGATCTTCTAGAATCTGAAGTATATGGAACTCCTCGTTTGGAGGTAGTGTATAATCGATTGATGGATATCGAAAAATTAGTGGGGGGAGATGCCGAGATGTTTTGGAGGGGAGCCAGACCAGGATATGAAGGAAAGGTCGCGGATGAATATACCCTTACCAAAGAAATGAGGGAGGATTTGATACAACAAATAAATGAATATGAAAACAATCTCCGACGGTTTCTTATAAACGAAGGAATTGATATACAAGCTCTTCAACAGCAAATAGCTAGTCCTAAAGAGCATTTTGACGTTCAAATTTCTTGTATTTCTGCTATAACTGGTATTCCACAGAGAGTATTAATGGGAAGTGAGCGTGGAGAACTTGCAAGTACTCAGGATACTTCTGAATGGAAAGAATATGTACAGGCTCGTCGGGAAGATCATGCCGAGCCAAATATTTTAAGACCTTTTGTAGATGCTTTAATTAAGTACGGAATCTTACCCACTCCTGTTACAGGGGATTACACAATAAAATGGAATGATTTGTACTCTCTTAGTGAGAAGGCTCGTGTAGACATCGGAAAATCAAGAGCTACGGCTATAAGAGAATATACATATACTCCAATGGCTGAAACGATTCTTCCTCCAGATGCTTTCTTTGAGTTGTGTTTAGGTTTGAGTAGAGAACAAATCAATTACATTACAAGACTTAGGGATGAGATGATAAGCAAGGAAGAGCTTTATAATAAAATAGTGGATAGTTTAGAGGAGCCTGAACCTGTTCCAGTAGCAGCTCCTGCTAAACCGGGAACGAAAAAAACCAATCCGGTTAAGAAGTGATGAATACTGTAACGACCTATACTGAAATCCAGCGTAGAAATTACGATCCAACGAATACTACTGCGTTGAGAAATCTCTTCGCTAGTGATATGAATCGTAGGTTTAAAGCGATTATGGCAGGTATAGTGACTGGAGTTTATAAAAATGATTGTTTTGGACTTAAGGAAAGGCCGCATATACTACAAGTAGTACCTCCGGCCAGAGAGGCTTTTGCGTATGCGCG